GCCCCACGGCATCGAGGATCGTGCTGTAGGCAAGCGGGGCGTCGTCGGCCTCGATCTTACCGACGTGCTTCAGCAGCTTGCGCCAGCCGTCGGCGCACGGGATAAGTTCGCGGATGTGGTTGAGGGTGGTGTAGATCATGGGTTTACTCCTTTTCGCTGAGCCGCTCGCGCAAGGCGGCGATGGCGTCTTCACACTGCGGTCGCATGTCGGCGTAGACAAACCGCGTAGATACTTCCAGCGCCTCCAGCGCCTGCCGCAGCAGGGCTTCGTCCTGCGCGGTCAGGGCGGCTCGGGCTTGCCATACGTTGAAAGCGCCCTGCACCTTGCGCAACATCTCGTTCTCGGCCTTCAGGGCTGCCAGAGACTCCCGCAATGCCTCGAGCTCGGCGGCCTGTACGTCGTCTCCAAACGCATCCATCTCGGCGATCAGGTCACAACCCAAAGCGCCGTTGCCTTCCACGCGACCAATGAGGATAAACCAATAGCTGGCGGCGTCGCCGGTTTTGAACAGGCGCGCATCCTCCAGCGCTGCGACATACCCAGTGATATAACAGGCCATACGCTCGGTCGGGTGCCGCAGATAGTCCCGCAGCTTGCGCCGGAAACTCAGCGGCGTGGCGGCGAGTTGTTTGTGGAATTCGTCAAAGTTCACGGTTCGCTCCTTTAGTTGGTGCGCCCAGTAGGACTTGAACCTACGACCCACCGATTATGAGTCGGCTGCTCTAACCAACTGAGCTATGGGCGCTGCAGTTAACGTCTTGTGCAGGCTGTATCTTAGCACACTCTAGCCAACTGTCAAGCGGTATATCGATTTATATATCGAATACAACTCAAGCTCTTGATAGGGAAGCTCTATCTCCGGACCTATCCAGAAGTTGTAGTACTCAGTGCATCGTCCCTGTTAGCGCCTTGGCTCCCTTTTCTGCAAGCCTCATTTTTGAATAGGTATCACGATTTTACTCCTTCACGGGTATCTCTTGGTTTGCTGGCAGTACTCCCTTGGCAAACAAAATTGCTCAACAATTTCTATTGGCCTATAACCAGCTTCTCAGCCTCTTGTACATAGTAATCGATGTTCACATCTCCATCGTAGTCTTTGATGTCGTTGCACGTTTTCACAAGCCAAGCGGCTTCGATACTAAGCCTGCGTTCTTGTGTCTCACCTTCCAGTGGAGGCATGATTTTGATGAGTTTACCGCCTTCATTGGAGATATAGTATCTGCACACGTTTTGCTGTTGGATTTCCGTACCATCTTGCATTTGGATAACCAACCGGGAGTTCTTTGGTACTTTAGTTCGCAATAGGAAGTCCCACTTATTATCTGGATTTTTTAGGTGCTCAGTAACAAATTGGCGAATATCAACAGAATGTAGCATTGCGGCTTCTGCTGCTTTTGGAATGATGAGAGCAGATTGATCTTGGTGCCAACCAAGGTTTTCGTACTGATACGCCCCTTTGCGCTTTAGCTCTCCGTTTTTGTAAACGGCAATGTAGTTATTCACATCACGGATGAACATCTTAGAATACTCGTTGAACTCTAATTGCAATCCTGTTTTGGCTTGCCATTCTTTACAGACGCGATAGTAATCTTCTTGCTTATTCCTAGGACATGCTACAGTAACACCATCCGTATTCACCTGCACCAGCTTCAAACCTTCAATTCGAAGCAGCTTTTCAGCCAGCAAACACAACGACAATTGCCCATTGATGGTAATCGTCATCGTGTATTTAGGATCATAGAATGGACTGTGCTCGTTGTTGCTGTCTCCATACACACCATTGAGTGCAAGTTTTAGCATCATATTTTCCGCACTACCCTTTGGGTATGATTTGCGCTGCTTGTAAACATCCTCATAGATGTCACAAAACTTTTCAGACAGATGTTCAGGATATACCCTATTAGCAATAGCGATATTTGGGTACATCGATGACACATCAGCATCGATAATAACGTAGCTCTTTGTTTCCTTGACTACCTTCGATTCAATGCTACCGTGAATACCACCTGTTCCAAAATCAAACCTAAATCCGTCAATCACAACATTCAGGTTTGGCGCAACACGATAACAGCCCCAATAGGCTTTTTTCTGAACCCTTTTCTTCTTTGGCTTCTTTGTAAGGTCTGGTGAACCGTCGGGATTCAACGGATACTCAAAGATGTAGTTTCCGTTTTCATCGTAAGCATACTCCGTTGCCTTGAGTTCACGTTCCTCAATCCAACCTAACGGGTGTTCGTACTTAAATGCAGCAATGTCGTTTTCTGTTGGCTTACCTTTAAACTTCTCGGACTTAACCTCTTTGACGGCATACTCCGATACGCTGCCAAGACGATGTTCTTCGATGTCTGTGAATACGCCCTTAGTTTGCTTGATCCGCTGCCTAGAAAACCAATCTTTCACGGCGATAAACGCTGGGTGTTCAAAATCGTAGTAGTCAAACAAACAATCCTTTATATCAATGTATAGACGTTTAGTTTGATTTACCTTCCTGCGACCATCAGGCATAACCGTATAACATGAACCAGGCATCAGCTCTTCAAGCTTCATGATAAAGTAATCTTTACCAATCTTGGTATCATTATGGTTCATGAAATTACGGTTGTATTTTTCCGTTAGTTGCTCTCTAAAATCAATAGCAACCTTGCTATGCTTGAAGAACTCAAGCGTCATCTTGGTATCGTGCATGTTGTATGTTTTGACAATATCGATTTGCTCACCAGTCAATTCGGTGAACGGGTCAAAAGGTAGGTTTTCGATATTGTCGGCACGCATGTTAAACTCTAGCAATTTCAAGCTAGTGCTCTTTGCCTTATTGTCGAAATGCCAGATTCGGTACAAATCAACCTGCTCTACAATTACTTCTGATGCTGGTACTGTCTTGGCAAAACCGTTGATAGCGGTGTCAATCTGCTCTTGTGCATAGTCAAACACAATACGAGCAATTTCACCTCCTTGCAGTTTAGCCAGCTTCTTGCGGTTGATATACATCTTGTGCAAGACAGGGTAATCGAAGCCAAGATTGTTGAAGCCAACCATCTTCTGGTTATTTGCTTTCATCCAATCAAGAGCATTGATAACACGCTTGAACTCATTGCAGCGTTCGCTGATTTCAAGAGTAATAGGGTGTGCACCATCCTCCCTTATCAGACTGATTGTAAAAGCGTTGCGGTAGGTTTCGATGTCGTAAATCCAATATTTCATCTTCACTCCTCGAAAATGAAAACCCCTGTAGTATAACCTACAGGGGAAACTTCACCAATTAGTTTTCTAAATCTGAATCAAGATTCTGATTGTATATCTTGTGGTGTTTCTGTAGTGGTACTGAAGTACACCTCCTTATCCCACAAGGTGTTGGTTTCGTTTTCATAGTACACCTCACCAGCAGGGCCTGTTAGCCCACAGATACGGTTTTTGCTTAGCATAATCCTTGTGGTGTTACGTTCAACCTCATCCTCCGCATACTTGTTACGGCTTAGCAATATGTTGACAGATGCAGATTTAATGATTGTAGACGACCCTTGGATTTCTTCTTCAGTGAAGCTATCCCCCTTAGCTGAATTGCCAGAACTACCAGATGCTTTACGAACATGGTTGATCAGAATCATGGTTACATTATGGCTTTTGATCAACCCTTTGCACCATTTCATGAATACAGCCTGTTCATCAATGGTAAGACCATCTAGAATATCCTGTAACGGGTCTAGGATAATGATCCTGCACCCGCAGGAAATGACAAGCTCTTCAATCGTGTTTTGGATTTCCTCGATACTACCATCTCGGTTATCCAAAAGATAAAACCTGTCTTTACCATCTTTGGTAAAGAACAACTCGTTTGCCTTATTCTTAACCTTTTCACTGGTCAGATACTCTAGCTTCTTCTGTTCATCCGGAATCAGAGCTAGTTTTCGTGACAGGTGCCTACCAAGAATCAACTCACCGTATTGTCCCGCATCCAATTCCATTGACACAATACCAATTTTATGAGGTGAATTGAAAATCCAGTAATACACCATCTCGTTGATGAATGAGGTCTTACCCAATCCGGTACCAGCGGCAATGTTGACGATATGCCCCAAAGGTAATCCACCAACAAGCATATCATTCAAACGCCGCATAAACGGTGGGAAAGGTACTTTTGGTGTATGCGCTTGCTCTAGAATACGGTCATACAGTTGACTAGAACCCAGGACACCAACAGGTACGTATGGCTTGCTCTCATAGAAAGCACGAACAAATTCCCGCTGTCTACCAGATTGCAGGTATTCATTCGCGTCTTTTAATTCCATTTGCATAACCCTTACCTTACCTTTTGGTAAAACAGGGATGATCTTTTGCAAGGCATCCTTACCAGCCTTGTCATTATCAAAGCAAATAATGATATTGTCAAAACTATCGAAGAACTTGTATTGTGCTGCGATTTGCTTATAGGAATTGGCCCCGGTTGTAGGACTAACAACAGCGGTTTCGTAGTCACTACCCTTGCTGGAGTTGTAATCCTTCAGCATTTGATATGCTGAGAGTTGATCTACCTCTCCTTCTACAAGCAAGACGTATTTGCCACCGCGCATGAAACGAAACTGACCAAACAGGTCGCATTCTGCTCCAGTCCTTCCTTTTGAATAGAAGGTTTTTGGTAGCTCTCTGATCTTGTAGCCTACTAGCTGACCATCTTGAGTACAAGGATAATATTGCTCTAGCAATTCACCAGAAGATGAATACAAATGCCGAACGCCAAAGTGCTTATAGATTTCGTTCCTTATTCCACGAAACCCGTTGCCATCTATAGTCGTTGCCTGTTTGATGGTTTGGTTTTCCTCTTCGGTTAAAGCAGGTTTGGTTTGTTTCGGCTCCATCTCCATTTGCACTTCCTTTTCAAAAGATTTCACTTGATGTTTATACTTTGCTCTGTACTCTTCCGACGGAATTGTATGGCCACAAGAAAAACAGTGCGAAGAACCGTCCTCATACACCGCTTTAGCATCTGACGAACCACACACACTACAAGATGCGTGCTTAACGAAACGCCCCATGTTTATCTCTGCACGATTTTCAGTATAACATTGACAGCATCGACGAACTCTAACTGTTCCATTGGGTGTAGTTCACCCCACGTTTTCCTTCTAGAATCAAATAAAGCGGCTAGCTTTTCGTATAGCCTTTCTACTTGGCTTTTTTCCCTATCCATACTTTTCTCCTAGGTTGACATCCTGCTCCAACTTTAGGCGGAGGATTCCTACGGCACTCCACCCGACATCGAGTCGGAATGAATCGTTTCGATTGGTTCCTATGTCAAGCGTGCAACCGCTACTCGTATCTCCACAGGCGTTACTTCCGGCATACCGTGTCGTAGGCAGCCTTGGTTGTCGGCAGCAACATCATTATAGGACAGCTACGCGCCAAGTAAAGGACACGACATATCTTTTTACTATTAAGTCGTTGACAGATAGGTCGTTCCGGTAGCGATGAGGATGGAAGCCGCCTCTACGTCTTCAAACGGCAAATCAAAGACATAAGGCGTCGATGGACGACAATCTCTTTGTATGTATTTACCGTAGGCGTCTCGTACAAATATACTCTTTGCTCCTGAAGCCATAAACTTCTCTTTTAGCTCTAACAACGAAGCCTCTGGTAAACCAAGAGGATTTTCTTTAGACTGGCTTTCGGTTAGCTTGTAGTAATCCTTTACAACAACAAACTCTGGGAACTCGTCTTTCATGTCAATCAATTGCTTGTACCTACTTGTCCAATAAATAGAATGACCTGTATCGACAAAGTCATGTACATAGAACACAAAATCAACATCTGCACATCTATTAAATATTAGCTTTTTTCTACCTAATTCACTTAGCGCTACTATTTCACCGTCTAAATAATCCAACACCACTCTGTATTTTCTGAATACCCTCTGAATCTTATTATTAGGTATCTCTAGAAGGTTGCTAGAGTAGGCTCTTCCATTAGCAACTACGCATTTGACGCCATTGTACCTCTCTGATGCGTAAGCTAAAACAGGAACCTTGGTTATTTTGCTAAACCCAACAGGCATCATTGCTCTCTTTATCAGCAATAACTTTGTCTTTTGGTCATACTTCATCATTAGTTTCTAGAAATTGTTTTATCGACTTGCACTTTACTAAACCATTCGTTGAACTTGTCTTTTGGCATATAGTAACTGAGCACCAATTCTATGGCCTCGATGATTTATAACTAGGTTTTTGCTGATCGGCACCAAAAATCAAAGAACCTTTCTTGTTCAAAAGGCTATCTTCTAACTCTCGGTACAAAGGTTGAGCAAAATCTATGTTGCTGTAATGATACTTCAACTCTGATTCCGTCATAGGATTTTCAAGGTAATCTTCGCTGTTGATATAATCCCAGTAATAGCTTTTGACTTTCATATCAATCTCCAAAAGATTACTTATTCAGATTGCGAAATTCCCCACCATTCAATGGTTGCGCCTTCTGGCAATTCTGTAGCACCTTCTGGTAGTCGAGGGCCTACGTATTGTGCAATAACGCAAGCATCCTCGTCCTCTAGCTTGACGGTTTTGCGATCATAGACTTTTTCAACTGGCAAACCAAGCATTTCTGCGATGATTTGAGCAGTGTTCAAATGTCCTACTGCTGCTACAGTTTCAACATCATGCATTGACAAAATGGCTTTTACTTCCTCCAACTCAAAAGGAATGATTTTACGCGGGTTTGTCATCTGCTTTTTACGATCGAGCATAGACAATGAAAAAGCATTGCAGATATATACTTTCATAATGCTCGTTTCCTAAGTGGTTATGTTTAATAACGAAGTTTAACTTTGATCTTTTTCTGAATCGACTCCAGCTTACGCTTTGTTTTCTTTAGTGTCTGTCTTTGACGCATCAGCTTGAGCATCTTTCTATAGGTAGATTCTGTTTCTGGAACATTCCTGTCACTCTCTTCCCAAAGTCTAGCACAAATGTATTTAAGCTCGTCTAGCTCTTCCTCTAGGTTGTTGAGCATAACCTTGATTTGAGATTGCAGGAACTGCAAATCCTCAGTTGTTAGCTCACTGTCTGGTTCTTTATTGAAAGTCTCTAGGAAGAGTACTGGAATCTTCTTCGGTTTCAGTTGTAACATCAAATCGACCTCCATCAAGTTGTCACAAGGAAGTGTAGCACAGAACTTCGACTTGTCAACCGGTGTTCTGCACCGTACCTGTAGTGTATCACAAGTAGGCACTCTACGGGTAGGTACCCTACTGGTAGGTATCCTACAGGTAGATATCCTACAGGTTATTACCTTTGCGTATAACCTTAAGTATATAACCTAAGTTATTGATCTTCATATACACCCTAGGAAAATTGGGCACAGCAATGCCCTTTGTAGGCGAGCAAAAAGCTCCCTACTTGTGGCTAGCACTGCTGTGTGTACTACACCCTGAGGTTTCCGACACACTGCCTTGCACTCATGCTACAGGCAGGGGTAGCTAGTAAACTAAGCTACACATGCCACCTATAGCACCCCTTCGGCTGCAAGGAGACTGCTGTTCAGCAGCCCAACGTCACCGCTGGCTCACCGTAAATGGGCACAACCGGCTGCCAGATGATGGTAGTATAGTACGCACTTCTGCTGGCTGTCAAGCCCTGTACCAATACTTTTTTACTATTTATAGGCTCGATAGAATTGATAGTAAAAATCGTCTAAGGTCTTGACATACTCAGAACCTTGCCTTATACTATCTCAACCTAGATGAGATATCGTCGATAAGAAATAGCTCTGAAACCGCTTAAAAAGACCGTAGAGCCGTTTTCTAGGCTAGGTTGAG